AAATTGTACGTTACGTTGTTTATACATACTGACCCTGAAAATGAAGGTGGTCTAAACAATCTAGCATTGAGCGTTTACTGTGCCGTTGAAAGTAAGAAGACGTCTCTTGTTACATATGGTATGGGATTAATCCGTGAAGACCATATCGCTCAAGTGGCTGCGGTTATGTCAAATGGTCGTTCTATCGAACCATCACGCAATGTAGGGCAAACTTACCCTATGTGGCAATATGGCGGAGTTAGACCTGAATACATGATGAAGAGTGATGCTTTCGCTGATTTCTTTGGTCGAGGTGGACTTAATGAAAGTCAAAAGACTGTAGACCCTAATAATTTGAGAGGTTTTGCATTCTTAGCCCGTAAAATGGTGTCTAATATTGAAGCCTTTGGTACTGGTGGAGATGTGAAAGGAGACATTCCCGATTGGATTCGCATGTTCTTACCTGAAGGAATTGTATCGGGTGCTATCCGCGACCAATGGCCGCCAATTAAACACGCTGATAATGGTAATGTGCTAACGTTGTGATATTATGAGTTCAAACGAGGCTCTAGTTAAAATTCTAAAAGAACTACGGGAAGTGAAAAAATTACTCAAGGAATTGAAGCAATAGCACCGATAGACCAAAAACAAAACGAAAGAATTGTTTGGTGTGAAAGATTGTTGTATTTGATAGTCATTCTTCAGTTTCCACAGATTGCAACATTACTTTGAAAGTGTCTAGGGTAATTATTCCCCTAGCTAGTAAAAGTCTTAGAAGTCTTTCACTCTCAATCAAAGACCAATCAATGTCATGGTCAAGTTTTGCTTGTATTGCTCCTTGTACCCACTTTGAACGAGATTGTTTGTAACCAAGAACCTCTTCAACCCTCTGTATCAAACGATAGGGCATAGAAAGACTCATCGGGATATGTTTTTCTTTTACTCTTCTCCGACCCATCAAAAGCACTCCCTACAATATACGTCGATTTCACCATCAAAGCAAGTGCATTTTAATTCATTAGTTAGATAACATAATTCACATTCATATAATTGATTTTCTATTTCATCATATACACATTCGCATTCATTATTCATTCTTGACACCTCTTGATTGGAGCTGGTATTTTTACGGGATGTGATTTATACCCGCATGTATCACATACTTTTTGCACATATCCTTCAGGATAAATTGTGCGCATTTTTAGTTTACCGCAATTAAAACATTTCATTCTTCACACCTTCTTAACTAAAAACCCAATTTCAAGTAAGGCTTCTTCTCCGTAAGTCTCTAAAATCTCATCAATTAGTTCTGCTTTTGTCATTTTAAGTAAAGCATTTGAGATTTTGACATCATCTCGCCCACAATACATAGTCCATATTATATTTTTCATTCTTCTTCCTCCAAGAATCTAATCATGAAATGCTCAAGCTGAGTATATTCACGGTCAGATGCGTTCATTGCGATGGCTTCCATTATGTTGGCATATTGTTTTGCGTCCATGATACTCCCATTACGGCTTAGTATATAATATATTTCATTATTAATTCTATTTAGAGTTAATATTAGTGCAGATTCATAGGACTCCGCCCTATTTCCTCCGCATTTCGCCGCAGATGTTCAAGACTAGTGTTGACACTTATATTTATTTACTTCCCCTTTCATGATAGGTTCATGGCGAAAGGAAAAAACGACCTAATTTTAAGAGACAGACTTCAATTTACAATCGGTGGCAATGGTGATTTAGCCATAGTCTACGGTAGAGTTGATTTAAGCGATTATACTTCTGTAGTAAATAACCAAGGACTTGCCATCAAAGAGATGAGAGTTCAAGTTAGAAATCAAGATTCTGACAAAACCGGAGTATTCAATAATAATTTGTTACAAGATACCCTAGGAAATGGTACGTATGGAAGTGCTAATCTAAAGATTATAGGAACTACAACAGCATACGAAAGTGGACAAGACACTGGAATCGGTTCACCAAACCTCTTTTTTAATGCTGAATGCAGAACTGACATGTATAAAGATGCAGGTGGCGACATTCTTTACAGTGATACAGAATGGCTACAATATGGCACTCCTGATTTACATCCATCCGGTTACGTTGTTGTTAGCGATGTTCTAGTAGGAATTTGTGCTGATGCTGCCACCGCTTACACTGACACTACTCTAGAACTTGACATTATGCTTATTGCTGAACCTGTTAAGGTCACAAAGGACGAACTTAAGGAAATGTTGGCCCAAGCAACCGACCTGTGAAGGGGTTGGTTAAATGGCTAAAAGAAGTAAAACAGAAGCGGCGGAATCTAAAGTAACGTCGGCTTCAGCATTAGCGGGATTAGGTGGAGCAATTGGTTCTGTCTTTAGTCCTGCTGGTGGTGCAATTGGTGCGGGCCTTGGTGGAGTAACTGGTCTTATTATTGGAGACAATACAACAGTATTCCCAATAGATATGATAGCAATTCCTGCATATCAAGCGCACTTAATGCAAGGAAACGCTCAATTTACTGTTTACATTAAAGCAGGTGAAACATTAGTTCCTACTGGGGGCAATGTGTTGGACATGTCTGAAAACATGGATATTGAGGCTGCTGCTGAAGCACCAGCCAAGCGTAAGCGCGCTAAGGGTGCAGGACTACCGAAGAAGTATGCAAAGATGGGATTCGCTAAAGGTTGGAAAGCATACAAGAAGACACCCGCTTACAAGCGTAAACAGTCTAAGAAAAAGAATACAAGGAGGAAGAAGTAATGCCTATACATGAAATTAGAGAATCATTAGAACAAAAAAATGTAACTTTCGATAATACCGGTTTTGCTATAGTTCAGAAGGTGATTAATCTTAAGCCTAACATGTCGCATAAAATGTTACAATGTGATGCATTCTTAGACAATCCTTTTCCTGAACTAGACGGAACAGCTTATTTTGAATTGTTAATTACACCTACGCCGGTAATTTATACTGACATGGTAATTGCAGGTAGACCATCAAGAGCACCATCTGCGGCATTAGAAAATGTACTGTTTAAGCAGACTTGGGAAATGGACAGAGGGGCAATTACATACAAAGAAGAGTTTCCTAATAGGTTCATTAGTGCAAGACCTACATTCACATGGTACATGCCTAAATTGTACGTTACGTTGTTTATACATACTGACCCTGAAAATGAAGGTGGTCTAAACAATCTAGCATTGAGCGTTTACTGTGCCGTTGAAAGTAAGAAGACGTCTC